ACAGCTTAGAAAATATTTCACAGAGAATTTGTGTGGAATGGATCGAGACTGGGCAAATACGCGAGGTTTTTTGAAAATATGGCACGAGGTGGAGCACGAATCGGAGCAGGCAGACCCGCCGGCAGTAAGGCGAGGGGGTTAAGGATAACCGAGAGGATGCTAGCCCGCGCAGAGCTATCAGACACGGCTAACCCCTTGCAATATATGCTTGCAGTGATGCAGGATGATAAGATCAAGCCAAACATCAGGCTACAAGCTGCCATTGCAGCCGCGCCCTATGTTCATCCCAAGCTATCCAGTGTTGAGGTAAAGGGCAATGACAGACCCCTGCAGATCCAGACGGACCTTGGGCAAGCACTGGCAGCACTGGCGGAGATGGCACGCCAGCGTGACGGCCAGATACTAGAGCTTCTGCCATCAGAGATAGAGGAGGTTTGAGCGTGACCGATACTCGACCGGACACAATGTCCATATCTTTGTCAGTTTTAGGATTGGGATGGGTGGCAGTGTTGGTTGGCGGTGGTTGGTGGTGTGATATGTGGAGGCTATGGCCCCCCATGCGCTCACGCACGCATAACCGCTACCCTCCTCCCTCCCGGATTCAAATTTATGATTATTGAGGCATTTCCTGACGAACCCCACCATCAGGGGTGCCAATGTTGGTGCCGCCCGATGGCGGATGACAATTATGAGGATGGTCGGGTTATGTTGTGGCATGTTCCGTTTAGGTATGTTGGGGCGTATGGGGATGGGTTTGTGAATCGTGACGGGTTTTGGGGCGAGGTGTTGGATTCTTGGCCGCAAGGTTATAGGTGTATAGGTTGATACTGGAGCGGACACAATGTCCATATTGAGGAGGGTATTATGAGGATATTGGAGGATGAGGTTGTGCGGTTGGGTGGTGTTCCGGAGGAGGGGGACGGGGAGTATGATTGTGTGAATTGTCGGTATTGGTTTGCGGAGGGGGATGATGTTGGGTCGTGTCGGCGGTATGCACCGATGGCGATATTGGGTGCGGAGGATAGGGTTAGGTGGGCGAATTGGCCACTGACGTATTTGAATGACTCGTGTGGGGAATTTAAGGGGCGTGGGTGATGGATGAGTTAGGGGAGTTGATTTGTGCTGGGGAGAGATATTTTCAGTGGAAACGTGTGATTGAGAGGGAGTTGGATGATAGTGTTCCTTTGGATGTGAGTGATACTTCCTTTGCTTTATTGGGTATTTTACAGAAAAATTTTGTAGAATTGATTAAGCTGCGTGTTGCTGCTGAGGTAAGACATGCGGAGTTGGAGGAGAGGTTGGCGCGGGAGATAGAGGAGTTGCGGGGGTAATGGAGGCAAACAAGGCGTTAGCAGTTGTTGAGAGTTTGTCTGCGGATCTTGATCCTGTCAGCAATTCTGCGTTGATCGCGAGGTTGCAGTGGCTGAAGATGGGGCGGAGCAACCAGATTATACCGGAGTCGGATGATTGGACGACCTGTGGTGTTATGGCTGGTCGCGGGTTTGGGAAGACGAAGATGGGGGCTGCGTGGGCTTGGTGGCAGGCTTGGCGGTTTCCAAAATCCTATGGGGCGATTATTGCACCGACGAGATATGATGCTCAGAGTGTTTGCATTGAGGGACCAGCGGGGATTTTAAAGCAAGCGCCGGATACGATTATACATTCGTATAATAAGAGTGAGTTGAAGATTACGTTTGTGAATGGGAGTACGATACAGGGGTTTTCAGCATCTGAGCCGGACCGGTTGCGTGGCCCGCAGCATCATTGGGCTTGGTGCGACGAGTTGGCTGCGTGGGAAGACCCTGAAACTGTGTGGGATATGTTGCAGTTCGGGATGCGGTTGGGGGACCATCCGCAAACGATCTGGACGACGACCCCAAGGCCAATCCCATTGGTCAGGAAACTTGTGGTTGCGCAATCGTCGTTGCTTATCAGGGGTTCGACGTATGATAATAAGGACAATCTGCCGAAGAGCTTTTTTGAATCGGTTGAGCAGTATCGTGGGACCAAGATTGGCCGTCAGGAGTTATTAGGGGAGTTATTGGATGCTGAAGAAGGTGGGATTATTAAAAGAGAATGGATTAACCTTTGGCCAAGGTCGCGGCCTTTGCCGCCCTTCCAAGAAATTATGGTTAGCTTCGATACAGCATATACAGAAAAAACACGGAACAAAAAGAGTGGCGACCCTGATCCTACGGCGTGTGCTGTCTGGGCGTGGTTTGACCACGATGGTGAAATGGGATTCATGCTGCTGGATTGCTGGCAGGACCATCTGGGATTCCCGGAATTGGTGGAAAAGGCAAAAAAGGAAATGACTGTCCGCTGGGGGGACGACGAGTTTCGGGCGGAAATCAAACCAAAGTTCGGGTCCAGCAAGCCATTCAACATGGGACGGAAACCGGACCATCTGATTATCGAAGATAAAGGATCGGGGATAAGCTTAAGGCAGGTTTTGTATCGGGAAGGGATATTTCCAATAGCCTATAACCCCGGAAATGCGTCCAAATTGCAGCGTTTACATGCAGTTTCGCACTTGTTTCACGGCGGATTAGTGTATATTGTGGAGAGCAAGAAGTATGCGGGTCAACCAGCTTCTTGGGCCAATGAGCTTATTAATCAGCTTTGTTCGTTCCAAGGGGAAGGTTCGATCAGGCACGACGACTTTGTAGACGCAACAACTCAGGCTTTGCGTTGGATGGCGGATAATGCTAGAGTGTCGGTCACGGAAGAAGATAGAGATGATTATCGCACCCCAATGAAGGAAGTGGTTAATCCATATGCCCAATAATTATCCAAGCCCACAAGACTTAATGCAACAGTCAGATATGTTGCAGCGGATGAAAAATGCTGGATATGCTGGACAACCCAACCCTATAGCAGGTGGACAATCTCTTCCGCCAAGCGGACCGCCCCTCGGCGGCATGCAAGGCCCAATGCCCGGCGGCCCTCCCCTTGGAGCAGGCCCGGCAGGGCCAATGCCACCTTCGCTACAAAGCGGACCAATGGGTGGAGCACCTAATGGTATGCCGATGGGCGGACAATTGCCGCAAGCAATGTCTCCTCAAATGATGCAACAAATGCAATTGGCCCAGATTGCTCGTGGCGCTCCTGCCACAGGTTTTCGCTCTGGACCAGCTCCATCTGCCATTTCTCTTGAGGCTGTTCTTAAACAACCAACAAATCCGTTTGACGTTACAAACGATCAAATGAACAATGACGCATCCCGAATTGGCTTGCATCCAGCAATGGCTTCCAAGTACCGCAGTGCTAATGGGTCTATATCATTCCCTATCGGACAAGGCGAAATGAATATGACCGGCGGTTTGGGCCGTATGTTTGGCCGTGGTATGCCACACATGATGGATAAGAACGTCGGGGCGCAATTTACGCAAAATTTTGCAAAAGGCGGACAGGTTAAAGGTTATGCGACCGGTGGCCAAACTGCTTCTGGTCGGATTGACGTAACGCCAGCTCCGGGCACAGCAAACCAATCACCGCTTGTTAACTACTCTCAACCAATTACTGGGCAAAATATCCAACCGTTGCCGTTCATCCAAACGCCCAACCAGCGTGTAAATTTCTCTGCACCCATCTTTAACTATATGGATTATGTACAGAAAAAGTATAATCCATTAGACGACACGACTCCGATCACGACCGTTGTTCCCAATCCATATACATTATATCCACAGACACAAATTAAATATACAAACCCGACTACCGTTGGTGGCGATCAAACCGTTACCAATTCAACATTCCTTAAATCATTACTCAAGGGGTTTGGGCTTTCTGATGCTCAGATTGACGCGCTGCTTGCTTCTGGTTGGAAGCCGGGCGATCCTCTTGATCTAACAAAATTGTTGAACCAAAACACATCTACCACTGCGACAAAAGATTATTTGAAGCAGCAAGGTTATGACGATGCAACCATTGCCAATATTTTGGCAAGCGGTTGGAAGATGGGCGACAGTTTAAAGCCTTGGAACACGCCTGCTCAATGGAAAGCTATTTACACTCAAGACCTTAAAGATAAAGGTTACGATCAGGCGACCATTGATAAAATTCTTGCAACGGGTTGGAAGCTCGGCGATTCATTGGCCAACTTCCCGTTAACCTCCGACAAAAAAGACACAACTGCTGCTAACACTGCTGACACTGTTGACACTGCTGACTTGAAGGCAAAAGGCTATTCAGATGCACAGATTAAAGCCATTCTTGCAACTGGCTGGCATGTGGGTGGCGATCTGTCTATTTTTGTTAAACCAGATGGTGGTGGTAAAACCGACACAACTGCCGCTGATACTGCTGAGTTGAAAAAACTTGGCTACGATGATGCAACAATTGCCAAAATTATTGCTTCTGGCTGGCACATTGGTGGCGACCTTACCAAATGGCCGCAAAATCTTACAAATAACAAGAAAACTTCAGACGAAAATTTAATCAAAGGTGTTTTCCAAACTGTCTTTGGGCGCGATCCAACAGCAGATGAGTTGGCGCAGTATTACAAAATATACCTATCTTCTGGCGATATTACCGCTATTAAAAACACCTTGATGCAAACAGAAGAGGCAAAATACAATACGGCAGCTAAAAAATATGGGCTTACCGTTGACCAGTATAAAGCTGACGTTGATGAACTAAACAAAGATTTTCAAAAATTGTTTGGACGCGCCTATGATCCCAATAACGCAGATGATGCGTATTGGCTACAACAGCTTGCATCCAAAAAAGAAAATATTGGACCTGAATTGCTGCAAGATATTCGCAGCGGCGCTAAAGGCGCTGACCTTAAATACCTGCAAGATGCTGATCTAAAAACCAAAACAGATCAATACACTTCTGAGTTGGATGCAGAATATCAAAAAGTTCT